ATATTCTCTCCAAATATATGGAATCCTGGCAGGGCTAGGTCATGCTCTAATTCAGTATCACCAATTACTTTGCTTACTTTATCTATAAGTATTTCATACAAGTCTTTAAAATTATCATACAGTATAGAATTTTCTCTATTTTTTATTTTATGATAAAACTTTAAACTTCTTCTTCCATCTCTGTAAGATGCTGCTCCAAGTGTCCAGAGCGGGGGATAATCTATCTCTGTAGTATCAGATGGATGGTTGGATAAATTTATCCAATCACTTCTTAAACTATCTATTCTAGATACAAAATCCTGACATTGATTATCTTCTAGAATGTTTATATAGCCTAAATATTCTTTTATCACGCGCCCCAGGCAGGATTCGAACCTGCGACCAACGGATTAGAAGTCCGACACTCTATCCTCTGAGTTACTGGGGCCAACTAAAACAACGATAATTGATTATCACATACAATTGCAGACAGGTCAAGTCTTTTTAACTCTGACTGCCTAAGAAACCTAGGAAGATCTTTTCTTCCATTTACTGCGTTATTTATTTCATACCTAGATAAGTTTTCTCCCCTATGCAACAACACATCATCTATAAATTCTATTTCTTCTAGTTTAAATTTTATTCCAAACTTATCAAAATCGAATTGGTAGTCTTCGCTATTTAATTTAACATTTATTGGATCTGGTGCTAGTCCTGATAAAGAATATAATCTTGACAAATGCTGGACTGTTCTAGATTGTGATTCGTCTAGGCATATAGTCATATTTTTATTTATTCTAAATTCTAAAAGGCTTACTCCCACCAATGTCATTATATAATGATCAAATCCCCCGTTGGAGAACATTTTTTTCCAGTAAGGAAATGTTTGATAAACATGAAATAGTGGAAGTTGATCATTTTCTATAAGGCTACCTCTACAAACCCCGTGCATATGGATAAATGGTGGAGATTTTAAAAACTTATCATGAGATGGAAATTCATAATCATATAAATATCTAGTTGTTGGATGAACAACCATTACCTCTATTCCATAGCCACTAAAAATGCCATCTTCTATAGAAGTAGTTTCCCCCACCGCATCCCACACATAATATATAGTATGGTTGTCTCTAACTATTTTTCCAGATTTGTGACCATCAGGAAGAAACTTCATGAGCGAGTGACCAGAATCGAACTGGCGATAACTGCTTGGAAGGCAGATGTGTTACCTCTACACCACACTCGCGGAAGTTGCTAATCTTTCTTTAGCAACTCAATAGCATAGTCTAATGCTTCATTCCATCCAGTAATAAAAGAACTAATTTCTGGAGACATTACAGTATTCTTTAATTTCTTGGCTTTTAGTTTATCAATTACTTTATCGCGTGTCAATTGTATCCCTTTTCTATAAATGTTCCGTCCCAAATGGAGCCAGGATTTTCTGATACATTCTTCTTAGACTCAGATGCGTATAGCGCACGTTGTTGTGCGATTGCTTCCGCACGGGTAGCATGGCAACCCTCAATTTCATTTGTTCCTTCTTTGACTACTGCATATCCATTACAGTCACCAAAGTTTCTTTCTATTTTCCAAGGCATTTTTACCTCCCGCTCCCCATCATAGATTCGAACTACGACTAAATGATCCAAAGTCATTTGTGCTGCCATTACACCAATGGGGATAGCCTATCCCTCTAATAATACCAAAAATACTGGCTTACGGTCAACTATTCCTATAGAACATGCCCAGCACCATTCTGGTGGAGTATGATCACACTTATTTGCTGGCTTTTTTGCCCAATGGGGCCAATCCTCTGGTCCCGCTGGCGACCCGCAGTATGGACATGTCTCACCCTGCAATAGCAGTCTACCATCATAGCAGTCAGTACAGAGACTTTCTAATATCTCCTGCTTTCTCCGCCTTCGATCTTGATAATTAGCCCTTGGAGGGCGCGGAGGAATCGATCCATCTTCATTTGGAATCCTATCACTTTTCCATGCATTACACTTTTTATGAGCAAGTCTCAGATTAGATATATCTTCTGAGCCTCCCGCTGATCGGGGAATCCAATGATCTAATGTTACATCAGAGTTTGCCTTAAAATCTTTTAGGCAAATAGCACATGTAAATCCGTCACGCTCTCTAACAAGTTTTATTTTATCCCTTTTACTAAGCAGAAGATTCTGATTTAGCATTGATAAATTCTCTTTCATCTACAATATCGTATGCATCACGGATGATGCTAACCTCATACTTGTCAAAGTGGTGTCCGCAGAAATATAATTCGCCTGTTACAAATTTGGCGATAACCCACGCTTGCGCTGGACATTTAGGTGCATCACACCTGTCCATTCTGGTAAGAACTCTTTTTTCTTCCTGAACTTCAGTTTCCATGGAGTCTCCCATACATTAATTATATCAGTTTGGTTTAAAATGATCACTAATTTGTTTCATTTGTTTATTTATTTTGCTTATTTTTTCTTGCAGAAGTTTATTCTCTAATTCTATTTTTTTATTTTTATCCTCTAGTTCAAGTACCTTATCCTGATACATTTCTATTTTCTGTTCTACGTCATCATTTTTAATATTTGAATTCTTATATTCATTAAATAATGATGTTATATATTTAACATGTTTTACCAGAATAAAAAATAAAACTACCTCTATTGCTAGAGTTATTATTCCTACTGCAATTATTGTCTGCATGTCGGGATGAAAGGATTTGAACCTTCGGCCCCCTGTTCCCAAAACAGGTGCGCTACCAAACTGCGCCACATCCCGTGGGATTACAGATGGCTACGAATCCTTTTGCACGAAAGACGCTAGAAACGAATTCAACGCACTCAACGGCAGACTCGCTATAACGGGATATTTGTATGTAACTACACCATCCTAAGATATTGCCATCTGTAATCGTAGGGCGGGTGAGACTTGAACTCACGATCTTCACCTTATAAGAGTGACGCCTTCACCAACTTGGCCACCGCCCCGTAAGAACTACTATATTAAATTATCTCCATGCTGTCAATAGCATTTTGTAGAGCGGGTGGGATGATAAGTTCGCTATTTTGTTTCCTACCCATCCTTAATTTTATCTCTTCCTCGCTATCTTGTTCAAGCATATCGTACGAATATATTTCGATTTCTTGTAGCGCATCTCTTCTAGAGCGAGCAATCGCATTATAAATCGCGCCACATACGGCATCAGCCAAGTCCTTACTTCCCTTTCTAGGGTGGTCAACCTTATCACCTTTAATTCTTAATTGCAATAATTCATCAATAAGTAATTTTAATTCTGGACCGTATACTCTTTCTTCTGTAACTAGAAGTGCCATATCTTCATAATGCTTCTTGGCTACTGAAAGCAATTCAGTATTAATCCCATAGTGCTTTAATTGCTGCATCATATCATGTGAATTCCATCTGTCGAATGTAACCACACCTAAATTGAATCCTCTCTCGCGCAATTCAATAATATAGTCTTTTACCTCAGATAAATCAACGCTAGTAGTAGATGTTGGCTGCCAATATCTTACAGCGTCTACTATTACTCTAGGGGCTGCCTCAGTCATTGTGCCAGCGATCTTCATCTGTACCCAGCCCTCAACATGGGCCATAGCCACAGCGCAATTATCATGCTTCTGTGCTAAGTCAACATGAACAAAATACTGACGGCCTTCCTCTGGCTTAAACCATTCTGCAAATCTTCCACCATTATCTACTGCAAACTTAGGACTACTAAAAGCCTTTTCAATTTTTTCCCGTGACTTAAAAAATGCATCCGTTGCTTCTGGTGGCATACAGGCAAATCTCATCAGGGAATCAAGGGGGTCGTCATAAAAAGCAATGGTAAAATCTTGAATCTTTCTTGTTGGATTAAATTCCCAAGTAGGTCTTTTAAGTGCAAATATATGTGGCAGGGCGTAGGAAATAATATGATCCTCTTCCCATTCAATAGTGAATTCATTACCATCGTGACCGTCTGGAAGGTCGGGATCAATTTTAAAACTATGTGATTTAACTACAGTTTCTTTTTCTGCTACCGCATCATTATATTTTTGTTGAATAAAGTCATTCTTAAATCTAGGGAATGAAAGCATGATAACTTTCCCAAAATCTGGGAAGCGTGAGTTAACAGATGCTCTATACATTTTATAGATAGCAGCAGAAGTTTTTGGACTCTGCCTTCCTGTAGTATTCTCTAATTCAAAACCAGAAATTTCGTCAAGGATGGCAAGGAGGACGTTATATCCTTCCCAGGACTCTGCTTCTGAGTGTCCTGAGTGAACAGTTATTTCTTTATCAAATTCAATACTGTTAGCCTTGGGTATGTACCTACCTTGGAACCAAGCCGACTTTTCAATGATGCGCTTGAATCCTTTAAAGAATACCCTATTTGCTTGGACAGCGTTGATAGCAATGTTAATAATGTCAATTGAATCTCCTGGTGGTTTTCCATAATACTTGGCTGGGTCATTAAGACACAATAGGAGGTGGACAACATAAGCACACCCGATAGTAGATATAAAGTCTTTACCCCCACCCTTACCGATCTGAAGAATCACTTCCTTGCATGTTTGATTCCATCTCTTTATTCCCTCTTCTTCCCCTAACCATTTTACTAAAGTATCTTTATCATAGATTTGGGTCATAGATTTAATTGCTTTATATTGATAATCTGATAATGGAGGTAGGTCTAGATATTTTTTATCTGTGACAAATTGCTCTATGGTGGCAGGAGTTTCCTGAAACTTATCATCGTCAAGTGCTTCTATAAAATCACTAAAATCAATCAATTGGCTCTACCTTGCCAGTAACCTCTGATAATCTTTTAGCGACCTCCACCTTGCAATGATTACAATCTGAAGTTACTTCCTTTAGGATATTCATAAGAATCTCTTGCTTACGCTCTGTCTCCAGAAGTTGAGCAGACATTTCATTATTCTCTAGAAGACCAGCCTTCTGCAACATGTCTATTCTTTTTTGCTCTACATCAGCAATCATTTTAAGAGTAGAAGCCTTGGTATTATATTGCTGATTAGCATCAGCCTGATCTACTGTTTCCCAGGCACGCTGGATTATCATAGAGTAATGTTGATCGGCCCCTGCTAGAGCCTCCTTAGCACGCTCTCTAATTTTAGAATCACCAGAGACAAGTTCTCTCCAGGTATCGATATGCTCCAATACTTGAGATCTTTTTATCCCAAGAAATTTAGATATATCTGTTGGATTCTTACCTTTAAGAAGTTCTTCTACGACCAAATTCATTTGATCAAAAGAACTAGTTAACTCAATCTCTGACAAGTTGTTTCTTCCTTCTACTCTTCTTTGCTCTTACTAATCCGCTAAGTCTATCTATATAGAAAGACCTGTATTCTCCTGTGGCTGGATTCCTACAATCTATCCAGGTAACATCTAATTCTGAATTATGTGCCATAAGAATAAATATAAATTCCCCGCGAACATGCTTGAATTTTATTTTATCTCCAGGCTTTATGACATCCTTTAGATATTCTAATTCATAATATACATGAATATTTTCATTCATGCTGTACGGGATATACTCTTTATTTGTTTTTTTCTTAGGCATATTTATCACCAATCATTAAAAATATTATGATGAGATATTCTTGTTCTTTGCTTTTGCTTCCACGGACAATAAAGCACTTCTGTACTCATGGCTGTATCTTTAAAATAATACGCCACCCCATTTGAATAAGAGCAATATACGCATCCGATTCTATACCAAATGCTTACGTTGGGCAATTTAAATCTAGAAAATGGTCTTATATATTTTTTTCTAGTAAGCCTAGGTATTCCTACTATTCTAAATATTATTTGATTACATAATATAGATGTTACATCAAGTATCACTACGGCTGGTAATGCTAAATATAAAAGCCACGCACCCATTCCAATTCTAAATTTAGAAGTGTTATACTTTTCTGGTATATCTATATTCTCAAATTTCATAAAGAATATCCACCATTTCTGGTTGGACTCCATACCATTCCTGGTCTATCTAGATTTCTTATTAATTTATATCCACAAGACTCACACATTTGATTGTCACGACTATCTATAGATGTTATTAATTCAAATCCCGTATCACAGGCGGGACAATAATATGTATAAAGTGGCACTCTATCTCCAATTGTCGCTATTCGCTACTTTTAATAATACCAGATAACCTATTAAGTCGTCAATGTCATTATCTCCAGGAAATTCCCCGCCATTGGCAAATCTGCTAAGTTTATCATCTATACGAACTTTAATTTGCTCTGTAGCATTTGCCTGTGAAAATATTCTTACTGGATCAAGGGCCGAGTTTCCATAGGCACGATTCTTTTTAATAAGTAATTCTTCTATTTCTTTACAGACTCTAGATATTTCTTTTTCAGTATTAATGTTTGGCATGTGGCCTGCTTTCGCTAAGACTTGCTTGACTCACCTTGATAAACATAGATTCTTCATATAATTCTTTTAGATTATAAGCGCCAGTATATGAAAGTCCACTACCCAGGCCACCTTTAAATTCTTCAAGGACATGTTCTAGCGTGCCTTTATAGGCTACTGTTGTCTCTACTCCTTCTGCAACTGAAACATTTCCAATTGCACTCAACTGTGCTTCTGCGCTAGCCATTCCTCTAAAGATTTTGTATTTTTTACCACCACTTACATGTACCTCTCCAGGCGATTCATCAGTACCAGCAAGATAACTTCCAAGCATCACCGCGTCTGCTCCTGCAGCCAAAGCCTTAACAGCATCTCCACTATTCCTAATGCCTCCATCAGCAATAATTGCTGCGCCTTCTCCATACGGAATTTTAGACCTTACATCTAAAATAGATGCTAATGTTGGCATACCATGACCACTAACAATTCTAGTAGTACATACAGATCCTCCACCAATTCCAACTCTAATAGAATCAGCGCCAGCATCCTGAAGTCTAATAAAACCATCATATGTTGAAACATTTCCAGCCATGATGTGAACTTTATTTCCAACATTACGACGTAACTCTTTTACTGCTTTAATTGCATATTCACTATGTCCATTAGCAGTATCAACAAGAATAAGGTGGGAACCGTTAGAAACAGCAACAAATGCTCTTTCTAAGTAATCTCCTTTAGCACCTACTGCAACACCTAAAGAAACTGGATCAGTAGATCTAATAAAAGTAAGTTCTTCTCTCATCTTATCTATTGACATATATCTATGTATAATTCCATATCCACCAAGTTTTCTAATGGCATATGCCATCTGGCCGTCACATACAGTATCCATTGGAGCGGCTATTACTGGAATACTCATTCCAATTCCCCTGCCATTTCTACCAATATGCGCTGAAATATCTACTTCTTTTCTACTACTAACGTTTGAATATTGTGGTACTAATAATATATCGTCAAAGCACGGGCTATCTTGAGAATACAGTTTCATATTTTTACTTATCCTTTACTAAAGTTAAATGCACACTTGTCCATATATATGAATCATATTGCAAAACCATATGTGGGAAGGCTGAAGATGCATATTCTTTATCATATATAGATCTTTGAAAATCTATAAAATCTGACTTGCAGTAATCCTCATCAATAAAGTCTAACGCACTCCAATTAAGTCCATCTAGCCATACTTTTTCTAATCTATCTCTATTGAATAATTGAACATTATCAAATCCATCATTCTTTCCATCAATTTTATATTCAGTAGAAATAGCAGCGACTCCTCCTGGCTTTAAAACTCTATATACTTCTTCAATTGCCTTTCTAATATCATTTTCATTTCCGAAATGTTCTATAGAACTACAACTAAATATTCCGTCAAACGAGTTATCATCATATGGTAGATCTCTTCCATCTACATGTTGAAAAACTACTTTTTTATAATTTAATCTACCATCAAAATGCGGTCTTGCATCCTTTAATATATCTGCAGAGAACCACTCACTCCATGAGCCTGGATCTAAATAAATATCTGTAGCAAAAACTCTTTTTGCATGATTAGATAATATAGTAATAGTTTCTTCTTTAGCCGCGCCTATTCCAAGAAACTCCTTGCTTCCATCCAGCATACCCATTCTATCAAATGAAAGAATAGCCATCACTATCTCCCAAGTTTTTCTATTAAGTAATGGCAATGGTATTGGAATACTAGAATTAATACTGCTTATACCATATTTATTGTAGATATTTTTAAAGTCACTAGTATTAAAATCTTCTACGTTTGCTACCTTGCTAAGAGGAATCATTTAGTCCACCTTCTTTGATTTTTTATTAATCCATATTTTTCTAGCGCTCTTTGAATGGTCATATGAGAACACCTTGCCTCTTTAGCCATTTGCTGAGTAGTCTTTTTTTCTAATAGATATCTTTTCCTTAGCCAATTAATATCTTCATACAGTTTCATTTAAAATACTTTCTAATTCTTTATTCCAACTATCATAAGACTCAAAGTTCCAGTACTTTGCTGCATTAAGATGTACAACTTTATTAGAAGTAAAATAATGATAATCATTTATTATTTGAATATTATTGATGTTGTTGTCTATGTAATTTTTAATTGATTCAGTAAAAACTATTGGTCCAGTAGTTTTATAAACATAATCTAGAGATATTTTTTTTCCTTCATATATGTTTCTCTGAATATTGTTCAATATACTTTCAAATACTTTACTTTTAGCCTCTCCCATAAAAATCCAATTTAAAATAAACCCGCTTTGCTCTACATTAAATATTGCTTCTTTTCTTAGGTCTAGTCCCCACAAATCTATATTGTCCGTACATATAGTGTCTAGGTCAGCATATATTCCTCCATAGTTATATACCGCCATACATCTCCATATATCAGACTTCATTACTCCAATTGGACATTTATTTAATAGGATATCAAGCCATTCTTTCCCAAATACATCGTTAGTAAAGTCTAGTATAGATTCGTCAGAATAATAATTATACTCCCACCCTGGATTTTTTTCTATCCATGTTTTTGAGGTATGTATAGCATAATCATCTAACTCATGATATTCCTTTTTATATGTTTGAAAAATTTTCTTTTCTATCATCTATCTCACCATGTTATTCGCTGCATACCATCCGATTCCACATGCATCAGCAACATTATCGCTATCTACATGGACACCCAACTCTTTGCAGAAGTCTATTGTTTTTTGCTTTCTTATCTCCCTGCCCTTGGCTTTATACCAGTTTGCTGTTTTACCTGGATATTTTTTTTGAATTTCTATTTTTTCATCCTTAGTAAAATTTTTATTTCCTATAAATGATTGCCAGGTTATTGGATGAACCTCAACAACTTTTCTTCCATCATCTATTAATTCACTCATTATAGCGCCAAAAATATATGCCATCTTTAATCCTGTATTAGCACTTCTAACCATTACTGCTGCTTCAATAGCCACAAAGTCGGATGGGAATGTTTTTGCTATTGACCTTACTTTTTTCTTAGCATCAAGTATTCTTTCATACACATCACCGCCCTCAAAGAACACCTCGCCCCATTTTATTGGAGTCTTATTGTCAAAAAGACAGAATGCTACAGATCTAGTGCTGGCATCAATACCTAAAACTCTTCTATCAGGAGCCTTGGCTAACTTAGCGAGAGACATTAAATATCCTTAAAAGATGATCTCTATTGCTTTTATTTTCTTTAGCAATACATTCACTACATGTATCTAATTCGTTATACCTACTTAAAATGTTTTTGCATCCACGAATATTACATGTTCTTTTCTTACCAGATAATCTTTCTTTTTCTGCGTAGTACTTTTCTCTAATTTTTTTATTAGTGGCTTCTCTACAACACTCATCTGAACAGTATTTTTGGTTATGTGTAGTTTTTGAAAATTCTTTATCGCATCTATCATTAGCACAAATCATTTAGGTGGCACCAATACCTTTATTGCGTCTACGCCATCTCCATATTTATTATTTTTTACAGCCCAGCAATGTTTTTTTACTGGGCAATTAGCACAGGTGTATGATGTTTTGGCAAATCCTCTTGAGGGAACTATATTTGCAATGTACATAGAATGCACTTCGCGCATCCATTCAAAAACATCGTCTATTATTTTTTCATTTCTTTTATTCATGCTGACAGGGATGATACAGATTTCTTGAGTATTTTTATTCTCATACAATAAAAATCCTTCTGTCGCTCCCTCCACCTTCATATATGTGAGTATCTGTAATAGGTGGTTAGAGGATGGCTTCATAGAAGATTGACGATGGATAAATTGCTCTTCCTTGGTCGTCTTTATTTCACCAATGATCTCTGTATCATTCCAATCCAGCACAACATCAGCAAATCCTCTTATTGGTGGGTCTTCTGAAATAATCTCTCGCTCTGTTTCTTTAAGTACACCAGTTTCTTCTATAATCTTCTGTAGTCTTTCGTGAGCATATGTTCCATTTAACATATTGGCAATGGCAGTTGCATCAAACTTCTCGTCAAACTCCTCACCATTAAAAGCAATAAACCAGTATCTTGGACAATTACCATGTCCATACCCTACCGTACTTGGACTAAATGTTTTTTTCTGAGTACTCTTTTTACCCCTGCGTCTGGCATTATAGGCATCATCAATTAATTTAGAAAATTCTGCATAGTCAAATCCGTCTACCTTTTTAAATTTTAAACTCTTAACAACATTCTTACTCATAGACCAAACCTCGCATTATATTTTAGTGCGTCTACTAATTTATTTACTGCTTCTGCTGTAGTATAGTAAACATTTTTTTTCTTTGATGCCTCTGGACCTTTTTCAAAGGTGGTGTAGTAGCGTGACATAATAGCCAACTTAGCAGCAATGGCCTGCAACCTTGTAATTATTTCTGGTGCCTTAGCAGCAGGAACATCAGGCTTTGCAATAAGTTTAATTATTAATTCCATGGCCGCATCTAAATCAGGGTCTTTCATAAACTCTGATATTTCATTTAACTCTGTTATTTCACTAATTGTTTCTATTACGTTCATAAGCCTCTACCAATTCTTCTAGAACATCCCATTCTACTACTGCCAGACGAACCTTAGATGCGCCCTCACCAATAATTAATTTTAGCAGAGGGTGCATACTTCTATCTACACGAAATGTATCCGTGCATATCTTTGCCCACATTTCTTTATTAACTGCTACTGACTTAGCAGTCTCTTTGTAATCTACTACAAAGTTATGCCACTTGGCATCACCCTTCTGATACTGCCCACGGCCTGAGTTTTTTTGACCTCTGGCTCCATCCCGCTTGATTTCGTTAGCCTCTGACATTATATCTTCACCGATGATTTATGACCTTTAGCACATGTGAATGTTAATAGCCTATTATCCTCATCTAGAAGACCTTCAGAAGACTTCTCCTCACACAATACTTCCTGACATGAAAGAGATCCATTAACTTTGATCTGCTTAGACTTCTTGTTAACTCCTAAAAAATCCTCAAGTGACTCAGCCATAAATCATAGCCTCTAGTGTATCTACAACCTCAGGATTGTCTCTTAAATACTGTACAGCCTTAGCGCGTCCCTGCAGTCTTTCTCCAAGTACTGTGTACCATGCTCCTCCGCGCTCAACCTTGCCCATCATTTCAGCCACATCTAATACTTCTGCTACGCGGTCTACTCCAACATGAGATCCCTGATAATAAAAATCATACTGACCAGAAAGATTTGGTGGGCCAAGTTTATTGTAATCGATAATCCAGTTTACTGGACGACCCACCTTTTGCTGTATAAATTTATCCCCAACTTGAACATCATCCTTAATTTGATTAGCCTCTGCCTCTGATGACCATAATTTAATTACAGTACTAGAGAAAAACTTTACAGCCATCCCACCTGTTGGAATATGAGAGGCGTGCATACTTCCAAACTGGTTTCTTTGTTGGCTAATCAATACGAGCAGAGTATTCTTATTGGCGTAGTTAAGCATCTTAACCGCATGTGTCATATCCTTGGCTTCTGCACCGATCTGCTTGGTATCTTGAAGTTGTTTAAGATCGTCACCATCTTTATCAAAATAGATGGCTGGGAGTAGTGCTGAGATAGAATCTACTACGATAATATCTACGCCTGCCTGCATCAATCCTGTACCAACATCTACCATGTCATTGATAGTCTTTGCGGGAGAGTAAATAATATTAGAAGAATCTACACCTAATTTAGATGCCCAGTCTGCTGAATAAGAAGATTCAGAATCAATCCAGGCACAGGTCTTTCCCTCTTTCTGGGCCATTCCAAGCATCTGTAGGCAGAAGGATGATTTACCAGCACTTTTATTTCCCCATACTAAGACTTGCCTTCCAAATCCTAGACCACCCTTTAGTGCTTCATTAAGTCCTATGCTGGGTGTTGGCTGCTTTTGTACGTCTACTTCTGTTGCTAGTTGAATTCTTTGTCTTGTTTTTGGATCTAGTTTCGCCAGAATTTCTTCTGCCACCATCATCATTTAAACTCTTTTCTAATTCTAGAGCGAACTCTTTAAAATCTTTTCTTCTGCTCGCGGCTATTCTATCTATGATTTGTAATATCACTTCATAGTCTTCTGACTTTATTACTAGAAGATATTCATCTTCTACACTAGTCAGGACATAGCCTTCCATTATATATCTATTATATCATCCACGGGTGCCGTGAAGTTTTTCCCTACTTTTATTTACTAACGCCTTATCCCTCAATGTATTATGAATTGATGGTAATGCTTTAACTCTCATCTTATTCATTCCTGCCCAAAGATCTAGGACACGAATAATGATATCTGCAAGTTCTTCAACAAACTTCTCGTCGCCCTGATTCTTTCTCAATGCTTCTAGTGCTTCAGTAACTTCAGAGTGAATCATTGCAAGTTGCTTTGCATAAAAAATAAAGTCGTCTTCTGATTCCATGCGGCTCAGAGGACTCCAAAAACCCTTTTCAATTGCTGTCTCGTTAAGACTATTTGCCAAGTCATCAAGATGCATCTGGTTCCTCCAAAGTAATCTCAAACATCTCTGTTTCGTCATTGAAATCAATTCTTAATTGGTAATTCTCATCAACCTCTTCTAGCAAAGACTGCGGACTTACCTCTACCTTGTTATATCTCTTAAGAATAGCCATAAGAACTTTACCTAAATTAAGTTCTACTTGTTGCTCGCTCATCCTACATTCCTAACTGTTAGTGTTCCATCTTCCATCTTACCTATTTGTAAATCAACAATTGTTCCCGCCTTCATCTTACCTAACGCTTGTGCATATAATTTAGGGAACACAATAAGCCTCTGCATTTCCTTATCCTTATTAGACACAATAACATGTGCCATCATCTTTCCAGCCCTAGTTTTGTAGTTAGTAAAGTCCACTACAAACTTCTCTCCCTCTCCAGCAAGAACTTCTTCCATGTAAAGAAACTCAACAAAGGGGTCTGGTCTGCGATCAACTACGTCCTCTATAGTAACATATCGATGAATTCGATTGTCTCCAACTAGGAAGAAGTACATGTTTCCTGTTTCGATCTGTGTATTTTCGGAATGAAAGATTCCGATTGCTCCAGTATCGTCTACCAATTCTACTCTTGACCATCCCTGCCCCTTCTTAATTGATTTGACCATAGCCAGAAGAACGTAGCATCCATCCTCAGTAAAATCCTCTAGGGGAGATACTTGTGATCTGACAAATGGGGGAATTCCTTTAACATCGAACTTAGGGATATTTAGATATTCATAGTAATTCTCAGATTCATTTCCAGTACGGGGATTATCATCAAATGCTGCTCCACCGATTGCATTAAGTGCAGCAATAGCGCGGCTATTGACTCCACTACCCTTCTTCTGAGAAAACTCAAGTAGTCCTGCATAGTTACTAAATGGTCTTGCAGAAATCAACTTGTTACTAATACTTTCACTAATAAACTTGATATCGGCAAGTCCAAATCGAATACTATCTCCCTGAAGACTGAAGTCTATGTCAGATTCATTGACATGTGGTAATAGAACCTTTAGCCCTAGACGCTTTGCCTCCAGTAGATATTCTGTTCTAGCATCTTTATCACCCTCGTTTTTGAGAATAGCAAAGATAAACTCTAGCGGGTAGTAATGCTTGAGCCATGCAGTCCAGTATGACAACATTGAATATGCAACAGCGTGGGAGCGATTAAATGAATATCCTGCGTGTGCCTCAAAGTCGTGCCATAGATGTTCTGCATCCTCTGCACTAATATGATTTACTGCTCCTGAAATAAACTTATCCTTGAATACATCAAACTCTTTAGCATCCTTCTTCTTACCAATAATCTTACGGACTTTATCAGCCTCTGCCCAAGTCATTCCTCCAAGGTGGACACAGGCTTGCATGACCTGTTCCTGATAGATAATAACGCCATATGTACGCTCAGTAAATGGCTTCATGATCTCATGGACGTACTTAATTTGTTCCCGCCCCTGCTTGCGTGCAATGTACGCTGCGCCTACAGTATTCATAGCGCCAGGACGTACTAGAGCATTAGAAGCAACTAAATCCTCAAATCTTTCTACACCCATCTTAATAAGTAGATTAGTGTATGGAGTTGCTTCTGCCTGGAAGACGCCCTTAGTAAATCCATTAGATAGATCTTGATAAACTAATTCATCATCTAGTGAAATAGAATGTAAATCAATATCCTTACCATGACGATCCTTGATGATATCTAGCGTATCTTTTACGACAGAAAGAGTTTTAAGCCCTAGAGCATCTAGTTTAATCAGTCCAATATCTGCTGCTTGCTCCATATCATATGCTACAACTGGAACCCTGCCGCTAACCTTATCATTAGCATCACTCCTAGTTTCCATTGGAGCGTACTTTGAAATAGGCTCCTTTGCAACAACTACTCCTGCTGCGTGAACACCTACTGCACGGATACGACCACGCAAATTGCTAGCCAAGTCTGTTACTTCTGGATACTTGTCGCGGAACCAGCGAGTATTCTGGTTAGACTCAAAATCTTCCCAAGTCTCAATGCCCTTAAGAGCCTTATTAACATCTCCTAGGGGAACAGCAAAAACGCGAGAAGCATCACGAACTACTCCCTTATCCTTAAAATACTGGAAGGTGGAAATACTGGCAACGTTCTTAAACTTTTTGCGTAGGTACTCCTTAACCTCGTTACGGCGGCGGTCCATGAAGTCTGTATCAATATCGGGGAAGTCATTTCGCTCTGGATTAATAAAGCGGAAGAATAGAAGATCATACTCAATTGGATCTACCTCTGTAATACCAAGCAAATAGCATACGAGAGATCCTGCGGCTGATCCTCTTCCTGGGCCTACTAAGATATCATTCCCCTTAGCATACTGAATCATATCTGCAACTACTAGGAAGTAGGAGGCAAAGTCCTTGTCCTTAATTACTTCTAGTTCTTCATTAAGTCTATTAATATACTCATCAGTCTCCAGCCCCTTAGCAACTAGTGCATAGCCACACATTTCTGCTAATTGAACATTAGGATCTTTCTTGGGCTGTGGCAATAGGGATAGATTCTCATGATACTCATATTCGCTAACTTTATCAGCAATTTCTAGAGTGCTTTCATAGATATCTGTTCGATCTATCCCAGACTTCTTGTACCAAGTGTCGATATCAAGGCGGCTCTGAATAAAGAGATCCCAGCCTTCAAAGGAGATGGGGCGCTCTGGATATAGATGGTTAAGTCGTTCGAATACATCCTTAATCTGCTTTCCAGAAGCATAAGAGGCGTCCTTATTCATGTTAGGCTTAGTAGATAGGATAAGTAGCGCTTCCTCAACGGCTCTTTGATCTTCCCGCGCAAAATGGCAGTCTGAGGTAGTTACTGGTTTGATCTTAAACTCGTCAGCCAGATTAAGAAGTGCATGATTAATCTCTGGAGGATTATGTGGCTGTACTTCCATGTAGAAGTCATCATTAAATCGGTTCTTAAAGAACCTAAGCATATTACGAGCCTTATCCTCATCCCCACGCTGAATAGCCTTAGAAATAAGACCATTTAGGCATCCTGACAGGACAACAAGACCATCTCCATAGTCGCTCAAGACTTCAAAATCGATGCGTGGCTTACGATAGAATCCTTCATTCCATGCTAACTCAGATAACTTATGAAGATTCTGAAGGCCAGCCTGATCCTTGGCAATCAGGATAATATGATTGAATACCTGTGTGTTATCGTCGCGGCTCTTGATATCTCTCTTATCAAATCGATCTGTTTCTGAGATATAAGCCTCTACTCCTAGGATTGGCTTTAGCCCTGCCTCGCGTGCTGATTTCTGCATATCGCGGTGGGAAGATAGTGTGCCGTGATCTGTCACAGCGAGAGCCGTCTGACCAAGATCCTTTGCGGCTGACAATAATTCTTTTGGTGATGAAAGCCCATCCATTAGACTGTAATGGCTATGAACATGTAGATGTACTAAATCAGTCATTTGTCTCCTATAATGCTGCTAGGGCGGTATTTCTACCGCCCTAGCGTAGCATATCTTCTATTTACCATTCAACATTTGATGATGATGAACCGCTATCTTCTCCTCCAGAAACACCTGTGTAGAAGCCTTCTTGCTCATCGTAAGGAACGTCACGAACTGCTATCTTCTCAAGATCAAACAGTTCTAGTTCGTCAATATCTACTGGATCTGAATCAGTAGGTAGTGGAATGATGCTGTAGTTTGTATCGGTACGCTCTCCTGTGCGCTTCAATCGCCAGGTATTGGAACTGATGCTTCCAGTCTCTCCAGCGTACTGGATAATCTCAGGAGTGGCTGACTTGGGGCCAGTACCCTGAGAGAAAATTGCAACGTATGGATCTTCATTTCCATCGTTTACAAGAATGTTGCAGTAGAGTCGGCTACGACCCTTCCACCCAGCCTTGGGGTCACGACGATGCATCTCGCATCCAAAGCAACGACCCTGATCTTCAATACTGCAAAGAGCCTTGCGACGGTAATCGGATGGGTTGGTATGCTCAACAGCAATAAATGCTAGTCCAGCCTTGTCATTGTAATTTGGTGAATCAGGATCTAGTTCCTGAAGAAATTTAATCTTAACACTCTGGCCATCATTTAACTTTAGCCAGCGACCGCGAGGACCGTCTGAAGAAGCAGCGGGGCGATCAATTGTTTGATTCATGGCCTTAAGACCTTTTACTAATCCCATTGTATATCTCCTATGTATATTGGGCTATATTATGCCCTGTATAACTATTGTACCATTCTATATTCGTAATCTGCAAGGGAATTATCTATACAAGTTCTAATTTCTTCTTCTGTCATATCCCCAACATCTTTTGCGTCATGTGGGTATAGGATATCATTTGAATAGTGTGCCCACAAGATTTCTTTTGTCTTTAATGTATTTGCTATAAGTTTACCAAGGCTTCTTCCTGCCTCGTCAGCATCAGTCATAATAATAATCTTGCTAAAGTTTCTATTAAGGTTATTAAGATTTATCTTTGACATGGAGCCTCCTAGAGAGGCTACAACATTTGGATATCCAGACTGATGTACTCTAATAGCATCGAAAGATGACTCTACTATAATTACCGCTCCGCCCATTCTTTTAGCGCGGTGAATATTAAACATAGTCTTATTTCTTGGTAATCCTGTGCTATTCTTAAAAGACTTTCCCTCTATCGATCTTCCTACAAGGCCTACTGGTATTCCATCTGGTGAATGTACTGGAACAATCACCATATCCTGACTTGCAGAATAACCAAGTTTAAAATGATCTATAGATTCATCATTAATTCCACGACCATTTAAATATTCTCTAGATCTATCATTTATTTGAGAATGTAGTCGATCTAAGACATTCTGGTCAAAGTCGGTGTACTCAGGCTTATCATCTAAGACTTCTGCCAACTCCTCCTCAAAATTTTGTTCTGCTGTCTGCTGGGCAGACATAATAAATCTTAAGGCTTCAAACTCGTTTCGATGTGTAATATTTTTTACCAACTCAACAATAGTTCCGCTGGCACCACACGATGGATTAAAGCATAGATATAGCCCTTTCTGATGACTTACTGAAAATGATGGGGTATGCCTATTGCCGTGGAATGGGCATAGGCATAAAAAGTCATTAGAAGTTTCACTTACAACGTGCAGGCCAAGTAGCCTTACTATTGCTCGCATATGCGAGGGGCTGTAAGTTTCCAATAGCATTACTTTCCTTATTCTTTAGGAATTAAACTCTGTCCTGAAAAACCTTCATATAGATGTGCTTTCTTTTTACCAACATACACACCGTATAATACTATATCAAATTCGTATATATCTTGTGCTTCATCATACAATAAAGAAAACTGAATGTCTAGGTCAAGTATCGGGACGTATCCCTGCTCTCTCATGTCAGATTCTATGAGTCTTTCATACTCTAATCTTAACCTTGGTATTGCGGCGTCATCATGAATCTTACCTTGCATACCAAAACTCTTCAGTTTTTTATTCATTATATATTTAATTATACATTAGACTGCTATATCATCGTAAATCTCTTTAACAATTCCACGGTCAATATCCCAATCAAGGTAGAAGGCAAAATCCGTACCGTGCCTATTCTTACGACTGACCACTTCGATTATATTTGTGTCTGGATGACGATGTACTGCCATAGCCATATCAGCATCGTATTCAATAGCCTTTGACCATGCTACCTGTGAAAGTAGTGGTGGGGCATCTTGGTCAGATACATCATCCATTGTTGCTGCAGTAATGTCAATAACAGGAATATTATTACGAACTGCTAGTAGTTTGAATTCCCGCGAGATGTTACGGTTTCTCTCAACCTCAGAATTAGATCGCTTAGTGTCATTAAACAACTGGTGATAATCCAAGATAACAAGGTCGGGGCGATGCTGATCGATTTTGCCCTGTACCGTCTGTGGAGTAACTTCATTTGTCCCCTCGTTAGATACTAGAATAAAACTATTCTTATCATCAAAGCGTTTCTTAGCCCAATGACGAAAGTCATCAATATTAATATTGCCACGCGAAAAGTCTGAAGCCCTAAATATTCCACTACCAAGCATGGTATAAATACGATCACGCATGTTCTCTGGACTCATCTCTAGAGAAACAATCATGGGCTTAAATCCTTGCTCCCATGCCTTACAAGCAAGGTAGGCTGTGAGCCATGTTTTGCCGCGTCCAGGCCAGCCAATAGCAACAATTAAATGCCCAGGGGCCATACCAGTAGGATAGGCTAAATCTAATGCCGTAAATCCTGTCTTAATGCCTGGGCTACCACCCATAACGGCAGAGCGCTCCTGAACAGCAATGATATGCTTTTCTGCAAGTTCATAATCTGTCAGATCAACGTCGCGTACATTATTGGTAAGCCTTGAAAGAGATGCAATCTCTGATTGCATATCTGCTAGAACACGGGCAGCAGCATTTTCTTTAAGAGATGCGCCAGACTTCATTAATAGATTACGCATACGAGATGCAAGATACTCATTCTTAAGTTGATCAAGATAGTACCCAGTCTCAGCAGTTACCTTTACTGGCTCAAAGTCGCGGAATTTCTCTTGAAGCACATTAGCGTCTGGAACAGACTTAAACTTATAGTAATAAGACTTTAGTCCCTCCCAAACGTCGCGGTGCGACTGGAATATATCATCAACATTGTCTGCCAGAATGGTAGAAATATCTTTATTCTGACATACTGATGTAATTACTGCTGCTTCTGTGTTCATGAATTATCCTCTACCATTTTCTTAGTGGCCTCACGCAACTTACGGCGGCGCTGTGTATCTTCCTCTGATTGTAGCAGCATGTCATCTAATCTGTCGAAATTATAGAAGAACCATTGAAGTGGATGCCCCTGCTTAGTAACACGAAAATAATACTCAAGAAGTTCTCTCGCCCTATCATAGCCGACTGATTCGATAACATCTTGCATTGCCCACTTTTCCTTAAACTTATTAAGTCTGGCAGTTTTATTATATTTTTCAGAATACAGTTTTTCATAAAGGCTCAAAAGGGCGTATGGCTGTTTAGTGTCAGCCTTAGCCATTCTTCAACTCCTTCTCAATTTCTGAAACCTTTTCAACAATCTTGCCTTCTACGAAATCATACACCCGATCAGTTGCTGCGTCAACAGTTTCTCCCTGACGAACATAATCCTCTACCCCGATAGACACTCTAAGGCTTTCATAGTTTCCAAGATTCCTTACAAACTGGAGTTCCACCCTGACATTAGTTGATTCATGATTGTGGGTTGTCATCTATAAATCCTAACTTTAGTTGATCTTTTTGATCTTCTTCTAATTGAGATAGCATAGCATAGAGTCTTAACCATCTATCTGATACCGCTAGCATTGCTTCAACATCTCTATGCTCTACCGCAAAAATAAATGCAGTATCAAGGGACGTTGCACATTCATTAAGTATACCATCCTGATCTAATATTTTTTCTTCTTTTTTCTTTTTACCCATTATCACCAATCTGGTTGCTTCCATACTGGCACAAATTCGCCAGATGAGTCTTTAGTATATAAAACTTTATCTTCGTTCATTAATGCTTCTAGTTCCGCCCGTGAGACTAAGTTACTATTCGTTATCTCTCCGTCTTTTCTTGGGCGACCACGATGAACAGTTAATAAATATTCATGTAAATCTCTCATATCTTTTTTTGAAAATAGAAATCCAGATGGTCTTCCTGTCTCAATAGAGTAGATTTGCTTGGGCCTTTTTATATTACCGTTTTGAATATATCTATGTATTATTAATCTATTTCTATTAAAAATTTGGGAAACACTTTTCATAGTGAATCCCTTTTCTATATCCCTTTTTGCAACTGACCAGATATATGTAACTCGTTTTTTTTGATCGTAGTTCCATGCTATAAGAAGATCCTCAGATCTTGATATTTTTACTACTTTATGTGGCTCGCCATTTAAATAAAAATAATTTAGGCTAGTTCTTTTTGTGCTTCTATTCGACTTAGCCAAGGTCCGAACGCTCCCTTATTTCTCTGAATGAACCATCTCTTACCACACCTTAAACAGAACAAATCAAGCCTTAGTGGTCCAGAAAATACTCTATCAATATAGACACTACCCTTACACTTTTTGTGAGTCATCATGCTGTAAATATCTTTCCATCTACTACGCATGTATAATCATGAATCTGAATCAATTGCATATGAGGATAATCATTAACAACATGGGCTACAGCAAACCCCGCCTGCCAATTCTTTTGGATAGAGTAGTCCATCTGATCTTCATCACAAAGATGCCCAATTTCATACCCGCGCAGTTCCTGACCAGATAGATTATATGTCTGGAAGTATGCACCCATTCTATGAGAATGTCCACGCACTAGAGATACGCCCCAGTTATTTACGTCATTGCGTACTGACTCTCCAGCGTGCTTAGAGATAGACTCTCCATGGTGACCATAGATA